TTATTTCTATAGCGAGACATGACCTCTTTGAGGTATTGTTCTGCTTTTACTTTTGGAAGATTACCAACGTCAATATAAAAAATACGACGTTCTGGTGCTCTAGACAGTCTATAGATAACCAAAGAATCTTCAATCATACGAAGTTGATTGAGTGCTTTGATTGCCTTGTGCATGTAAGAAAGGACTGTTCCTTTATTTCTATCTACAAGACCAGAAGTTACATAAGTGATAGAATCCTTTGCAATTCTTACTGTTCCTTTTTGAGATGCACTTCCAGAAAACATCCCAGTTGGATAGTTTGGTGTTGGGGTGTATGAAAAGAACTCTTCAATTTCTGGAGATACAATTTTAGCATCGTCCATTTTGGTGACGGTAATATAATCCCTCTTACTCGTCTTTTTCTCTTGACGAATAAATCTCATTTTCATTGGATCAATATATCTAAGTTCTTTGATACCCTCTTCTGGTCTCTTGGTATCAATTACTTTCAGATAATAAAGTCTTCCATCAATATACCAGTTTCTAAAAATTTCATGGGACTTTCTATCAAAGTCCATGATTTCTTTAATATATCTAAACTCGTCTCTGATTATCTTCTTAAGTTTCTCACTAGCATTTAAATTTGATAATTCAATTTCTACAGGAGAATCGTATAAGTCACTTACAATAGCTTCGTTTACAACGTCTTCAATGGCGCCATCACACTCTGGGTGAAGAGCCATTTCACGATATCTTTTAATTAGATCATGTTCTGAGCGATATACACCTTCAATATCAATATATTGCCCATAAAATCCACTAGCGATATAATTATCAACCCCGTCCTCGTTATTTGGAGGAACGGGGGATATTACTGAAGGTGACTTTGGATTTGTATCCTCAATAGAAAAACCAAAAAGTTTTGCCATATTATAAAGTTTAAACTCTTATTATGTACTATTTAGTTGATGTCTTCACCGCCAGCAGTTTCAGCATTTCCTTTAACTGCTTCCCACCATTGAACTTGTAGTTCTACCTGGAACTCTTCAATTCCTTGAGCATCATATGAAAGTTCAATAGGAGTTACTTGAGTTGGGAAAACATCATAGAAATGATATTGTCTCAGTACAGCACCACTTCTATCTAGTTGATAGACATATGCATCTGCTTGATAATCTGCTGGATTTGTGAGACCAGTGTTATCAGACACTCTGTTCATTTTGTTCATCCAGTTCTCAAATGCAGAACGGATAGAAAAGTCAGTGTCGTTGATAACAGTTACCGTCCAGGTATCAAACGTTCTGTCTCCAGCAATTTTGAGAATTCTTCCTCTAAAAGGAACTTCAATCTGAGCGACGTTTGATGCTGGTAACTGTGCTGCTTTTGCTAAAAATCTAATCTTATCAAGAACGACACTGCCTGGTTGGGCAGCATCTGGGAATGCCATAACTACTTCAAATAGATTGGCGCGGGCGCCACCACCTGTTAGTTTACTTTTGAAGTCAGTAATCTTTCTTAGTGGGGGTGGATTTAGTTGATTTCTGGTTGCCATAGTTTTAAACCTCTAAGTTAATTAAACGTTTCCGATTACTTCTTCAAATGAAACGCCAGTTCTAGTGGCTACGAAGGTCAGACCAATGAAGTTGATGCTTCTTGTTGGTTTAATGAAGATATCAGCAACAAACTCATTGTTATCAATAACAGCAGCAGTGTTATTGGTCTCATCACAAATAACAACGTAGTCAAAGATTCCTCTCTTAGACTGAACATCACGAAGGAAAGGTTCAATGATATTTACAAAGTTTGTTCTGGTAATTTCATCGTTGAATTCAAAGAGTTGATCCTTAGCAGCAGCAGCAATCGCATCTTCAAGGTAGATAAAGAGTCTGCGAACGTTGATTCTATCAAATGCAGATGACTTACCATATCCAGTCTTATCGCCAAAGAGAATGATTCCATCTCCAGGTGAGAAGATTACTGGGTTAACTCTATTTGAGTAGAGTTTATCTCTTTGAACTTTACTTGGGTTGTAAGAAAGTTTAACTGCATTCAGGATTGTTCCTCTAGAAGTTCCTGCAGGTGAGAACCATGGGAACTGATTAATATCGTTTCTAGCGCAGCAACCAGCAATGTCTCCGTTTAGTGGAACATATCTGAATACATCATTAAATCTATCATACATGTACTTGTAACCACTATCAAATACACCATAAGTCGTTGAAGTTATTGGTGCATAGAAACTAATCACGTTATTCGTGATAGTGTCGTCAGAGTTAACGGTTACCGTTCCTACAGAAGAGTCATTCAAGAATGCTTGTCTGTATGGTGAAATGAATGCAAGTGCATCTTTTCTTGCTTCAGCAACAGCAATAACTTTATTTGCTAGTGCCTGAGCAGTTTCTTTTGCATAATTTGCAGATCCCATCAAGATGAAATCAACTTGATAGTTTTCAGTATTTTCAAATAAGGTATATCCGCTGATGATATCATTAAGTCCTGGAGTAAAGGCTCCAGTTGAAGTTATTCCAGTGATTCCACCGTAGTTCTTACCACTTGCAAGAGTCAGTGTAGTAGAACCAGTTGCTTTGAAGATTGCTCCATCAGCATCTTGATCCCAAGCACTGTCGGTTTCTACTGTGTAACCATCTGCCTCTAAACCAGTTCCAACTGTTCCTGATGGTTCGGAACCACCAAAGATGTATTGTGAGTTTGTTGCAAGATACTTTCTCCAATAAGATGGAGAACCGAGAGAAAACTCAGCATCTTTTGCTTTCGAAAGGCTCAGATGCTTCTCAAGAATAGTTCCAGCGTTACCAGTGATGGTTCCGAGGTCATCAATGACTACAACGTGTAGTTCATCAAATCTTGCATTTCTTGCCGCAGCATATGCTGAGGTTGAAGGTCTTGGTGCAAGAGTTTCCCACTCAATAGTTCCAGTTGAAAGTGCGATTGACTGGTTTTCAAACCAATCTACTTGAGACAGAACTGAAGTTGTAGCAACTCCAGCGTTTGAGTTGTTTCTTACCGTTAAGTTTCCAGATGTTCCGAAGTAATAAACACCATTTGGTTGATAATCAACAGTCGTTACAGTTCCTGTAGCAGAAACGTGACTTAAAACTTTAACATCAATAGTTGTTGCTCCGATTCCAGTAATGATACCTCTTAAGAATCCTCCGAGAACAGAGGTTGTTCCAGTTCCAGGAAGAACTGAGGTAATTGCTTGAGTTACTGCATAACCAACTACAAGACCTGTGGTTGCAATTCCTAGAGTCTGATCTGCTTTTGCATCAAGCAGTGCAACCTTTACACCATTTGCCCAAGTTCCTGGGTTCTTTGCAACTACAGTATATCCTGAGATGGTGTTCTCATCGTAACCGAGTTGGTTGTAATGCTCTTCACTTTTAATTTTAATGTTTGATGAAGCTCCAGCACATGCATTCTTCAGACCAGTGTCGTCTGCTCTCACTACGCTAAGTGAACCACCATAAGCAAGATAGGATGAAGCTACCATCCAATGCTCATAATGCTTATCGGTTGAATATGGTTGACCGAAAGTTTGCAGTAGGTCGTTCTCGTTCTCAACTACTGCTGGAGTTCCTACAGGACCTTGTGCAAATGGAGCTACTAGAGCACCAACAGAAGCAGATACTGCATCAACTCTACCTACGGTTAGGTCAACCTCTCTTACTACAATTCCAGGAGATGCTAAGTTTAGAGGCATCTTTATTCTCCGTACTATCCAGAATTAATCTAAAAATATTTATTAAAAAGACTACTTTGAATGGGGAAACTGTCCGTGAACACTCACCAGTCGGGATATTCCCACTCAAATGTTGAGATTTTCTTTTTAGTTTTTCTTGAACTTAGAATTCTTATTTTTGTACACTCTTTACATTCATAAGAATATGCTGAAGCAAAAGAACTTCTACCTTTATGTGTTAAGTAAAAGTCTTCAACTAAGTTTTTAACTTTATTACAAGATCTGCATCTTCTATCAAAAAATAGTAAGTGTTCTAGTTCTATCTGGTCATCTAAATCCATTAGATATAATCCCACATATAAGATCGATCTCCATATTCATCAGTGTACCATCTATCTCCACTTTCATCCACAAAACTTCCACCCATCTCACTGATGCCGTCTGATATAAAACCAAAGGGAGACATATCTTGTTCTATTTGGTTTTTCTGTTCTTCATAGATTCTTTTACGAACATCATTGTCCGTCATCTCTTTGAAATAGTCTTGAGCAACTAACCAAGAGAAAATAACCAGGCACATTGCTAAGTCATCATTACATCCTTCTTCTGCTTCGAATGAATTATGTCTTTGTGCAAAAGTTGTAAGTTCTGAAATAATATCATAGTCAACTGTAAGTAACTTATCATCCTCCATCAGAGTTTTCAAGTTTGA